CAATGCTACCGTCACTGTTAATGGATATTGGAGTATCGTATGACCAGTGTATTGAATGTAGATAGCATTGCGGCAAAGGACGGTACGTCACCTGTTGGGTTGACTAAGCAGAGTGCGGCGAAGATGTGGGTGAATTTTGATGGCACTGCTTCCGGTGCTGCATCTAGGGATTCATTCAACGTCAGCGGGATGACAGACGATGCTACAGGAAAATACACGGCCTCATACACCAATTCAATGTCAAATGGCACTTACGCTTTTACCACCGCAACTGTTGATACTTCAACTATCTCAAGGGGTGGAAACACTTTGAATCTAAGAGATGGTAACTCTCCAGAAACAGGTAGTATAAAACTTGAGGGAAGATATGGTGCAAATGCCGGTAATGATGGCGGTCTTATGGACCAAGACTTTATGTTTGTTACTGTTATGGGAGACCTCGCATAATGGCTAGTGTATTAAAAGTAGATACCCTAACAGGTGTAACCACCGCTGGTTCTATTAGCGTTACTGGCGAGGGCAACTCAACCACGACTAATCTTCAGCAGGGGTTGGCGAAGGTTTGGGCAAATTGGAATGGCACAGGCACAGTCGCAATAAGAGACAGTTTTAATACAGCTTCAATAACTGACAACGGCACTGGTGATTACACAACAAATGTTTCTAATGCTATGGCTAATGCTAATTATTGCTTTACAGCTTTAGGTGGTGATACGTCAGGTTCTTTGTCTGTTAGAATTGAAAATGCAAGTAATAGAACAACGACAACTATTGATTTAATCTCATATAATACAAGCAATGCTGCGTTAGATATACAAGATGTGAATAGTTTATTCCACGGAGACTTAGCATAATGGCAAGCGAACTAAGAGTAAACACCCTGAAGGATGCCAGCGGTAATAACAGCATTGCTACTAGCTTTGTGGCGGGTGGTAGTGCGAAGGCTTGGGTTTTTTACAACTCTTCTCAAGCAATACAGGATTCTTTTTCGGTTTCTTCAGTTACAGATAGAGCAACTGGAAGGCATACAATAAATATAGCTTCTGCAATGGCTAATGCAACATACACTGTTGCAGGGCAAGGTTCTTGGCGAGATGCGTCTAGTGATGCAAATACGTTACAGTTGACATTTGAAAGAATAAACACTGTATCTATTACCACTACAGCTTGTCCTGTTCAGACTACTTATTATGGTAGTTCTGGTAATTTAGGTGATGCAAACGCTACTACTGCAAATATTCACGGAGACCTAGCATGAGTAAAGCAGCAGAACTAGCCGAGTTTGGCGGCGGTATCTCTAGCGGCCCTAATGCTGTCGATGGTTTGGCGAAGTCTTGGGTGGATTTTAATGGCTCTGGCACAATTGCAATCCGTGACAGTTTTTCAGTATCTAGTATTACGGATAATGGCACTTCTGATTACACGACAACTTTTGCGTCTGCTATGAGCAATGATGATTTTGCAGTGTCAGCGCAGTCAACATCTACTGGTGCTGGTTATATCTGTAATGCACCTAAAAATGCAGCATCTGGAAGTATCTCCACCACCATAATAAGGTCAATCGGTATTGATTTTAATGGAAATACAAATGACCACGAGTTTGTGCATCATATTATCCACGGAGACCTAGCGTGAACGAGGAAAACAAAGTCATTGTTGATGTAGCTGCTGGCACAGGCACAGTCGCCGCGTGGATGGCTATGGTTCCTGACTTTGTGGCACTGTTCACTGGTATCTGGGTGTTGATACGCATCTGGGAAACCAAGACCGTTCAGAGGCTTATAGGGAAAGATGTTTAAGGCAATCGTACTGGCTTGCGCAATAGCGAACCCTACCGATTGTATAGAATTTCACGACACTCGCGGCCCTTACGATACCCGCGCAGCCTGCGAACGCCGTGCGATGGAGATGGGGCGTGACGTTGGCGAAATGACTCACGGCCTAATGCCTAAAAAATGGCGTTGCCAGACACTGAAGAAGGGTATGCTTTCCTAGTGGAACCGATTAGCACCGCATTAGCTGGCATTGCGCTTGTCAAAGCAAGTGTGGATAGCATCAAGTCTGCGCTTGGTACTGCTAAGGACATTGGCGCTATTGCAGGCGACATAGACGCGCTGCTTAACGGTCAACAGCAAGTCCAGGCTGCAAGCAACAAGAAAGGCGGCATGGGTATAGCAGACCAGTTTGGCGTTGAGAGTGTTGCAAAGGAACTGATAGACGCACGGTTAGCTGCTGAACAGGTGGCTGAAGTCAGGCGCTTAACAGACCACAGATTTGGTGCTGGCACATGGCAGTCTATACTGGATGAACGTGCTAAGAGAATACGAGAGGCCAGGGAAGCCCAGGCCAAGGCGCGTAGAGAAGCTGCGCTTTCCCAGCAAGAGATGATTGATAACATGAAGGTTGGGCTGGCTGTCCTTGCGCTTGCTTGCGTAGTAATTGCGCTGTTTATCGCAGTGATGGTGTCAACAGCAAAAGCGATTGGCATTGAATGAGTACGACAATAGGGCTTATCGGTGAGTATCAAGCCGCTGCCATTGTGTTATCATTAGGTTGGCGAGTATCTATGTGCCAGCAAGACAAGGTTGATTTACTAGCGTGGAAAGATGATGAATTTATCAGGATACAAGTTAAGACTGCGAGCCTTATATTACAGAAAGGCAAGCGCCTTCCGTGTTACCATTTTCAGTTTGGGCATGGACGCCAGAATAAAATTATTGGGAGTGTTAAGGACTATGACATATTATGCTGTGTGGGCTATCAACATAGGAAAGCAGTGTTCTTGCCAGTTTCTGAGGTGCAACAAAAGTCAAAGCGCATGTCGCCTAAGTTATTTGATGAAGATAAAGCGGAGTTTTATTCGTTTAATAAAGCGTTGGCGGCAGTAAGAGGACGTAGAGATAACTAATGAAACAAGCAGCAACAAAGTTAAACGAAGCAAGTGAAATAACAATTCCATTGCGGAATCTTATAAGCATGATTGCTTTTACGGCAGTCAGTGTTTGGGTTTATTTTGGGCTGACAGAACGCATTAGTTTTCTTGAACACAATCTTGAGTTAACAATGGAAGAAGTTGAGGAGAACGACAACTGGATTGATGAGTTCCAGCCACCCAAATCTGTACAAGATACGGTTGCAAGAGTTCACGACTTAGAAATAGAAATAGAAAAACTTAAACTTATGTTAGAGGCTAAACAATGATACAGGCATTAATAGGGCCAGTAACAGGGCTGTTAGATAAATTTGTTGAGGACAAAGACCAGAAGAACAAGCTGGCGCATGAGTTGGCTACTATGGCTGACCGTCACGCGCAAGAACTAGCCAAGGGCCAGTTAGCTGTCAATGCTGAGGAAGCCAAGTCAAAAAACCTGTTTGTGTCAGGCTGGCGGCCTAGTGTTGGCTGGTGCTGTAGCCTAGCTTTATTCGCCCACTTTCTAGTGTTCCCGACTATGGATGTAGTAACTGCATACATGGGCATAGAGGCTGTAGCTTATCCATCTTTTGACATGGATAGCCTAATGACTGTATTATTAGGATTATTAGGATTAGGTGGCATGCGTAGTTTTGAAAAATCAAAGGGGCTTACAAAATGAAAAAAGGTTTATACGCAAACATTCATGCTAAAAAGAAACGTATTGCTGCTGGGTCTGGCGAGAAAATGCGCAAGCCTGGAAGCAAGGGTGCGCCGACAGCTAAGGCTTTCAAGCAGTCAGCAAAGACAGCAAAGAAGAAAAAGAAATGACCTACCCTCTGTCGCCAAACTTTACCTTAGAAGAAATGGTGAAGTCTCAGGTTGCTGAACGCAAGGGTATCCCTAATGCCCCAGAACTGCATCACATAGAGGCTATGGAACTGTTGTGTGAAAAGATATTGCAGCCTATCCGAGATGAGTTTGGTTCGTTCGTGGTTTCATCAGGGTATCGCAGCCCAGAGTTATGCGTTGCAATCGGCAGTAGCTTGGATAGTCAACATGCCAAGGGTGAGGCAGCAGACTTTGAGGTAGCAGGCATAGATAACTATGACCTGGCTAAGTGGATTGAGGACAACCTAGACTATGACCAGCTTATTCTTGAGTGTTATACTGGCGGCAACTCTGGCTGGATACATTGCAGCTACATTGAAGGCGGTCGAGGTGAGTCGCTTACATATAACAAGCAAGACGGGTACACCCACGGGCTGAATAAAGATGGCTAAGTCACCAGCATGGCAGCGCAAGGCAGGCAAGAGTAAGTCAGGTGGTCTGAACGCTAAGGGCCGTGCATCTGCCAAACGCCAGGGTATGAATTTAAAAGCCCCTGTATCTCGTAAGCAGGCAAAGAAATCGCCCAAATCAGCAGCTAGGCGTAAGAGTTTTTGTGCTAGAATGAAAGGCATGAAGAAGAAGCTGACAAGTAAGAAGACAGCGCGTGACCCGAATAGTCGTATCAACAAAGCATTAAGGAAGTGGGATTGTTAAATGCCGATGGGAAAAGGAACTTACGGTTCAAAAATGGGCCGACCAGCAAAGAAACTAACTGCAAAGCAGAAGACATTGCCTACCGCTTTGCAGAAAAAGATTAAGAAGTCTAAGAAGAAATAACTAGACTATAGCCAGAACCGTCTTTGTGTTTGAAGGCTTTGTAAGGGATGTTGTAGTGTCGCGCAGCATCCCTTGCCCTTTCATGTTCAAGCCAGTTATCAAATGTAAGTGCTTCACCAACTTTCAAACTCTTTAAGAATGTCCACCTTCCTTTTTTCTTTGCTGGCTTGCCCAGCTTTGGCTGTCCACAACACTCGCATCTTTCCATAACATTCCCTCCTGTTTAGCGAATAGCAGATAGGCTGCTTACTCCCAAGCATTACCCATCCACCATCTTTTATATAATGTTTGTGACCACATACAGCGCATGCAATCTGCCGTGAATCAAACTTTTTCTTTGCCATCTTCCAGCAGTTCTAAAGCAATCGCGCTGTAGCCTATGATGTCTACGAATGAGTCTATGTGATTACAGTTCAAACCAAACTCATCCTTGGCTGATAACCTAGATAGTTTTACAGCTATCATAAAAGCACAGACCTGTGTTTCAGTCATCTTGTGGCCTGTAATCATAGACCCCATTTCACTGATTTGCCGGAAGTTATCACCCACCGTTCCATACCTAGACCGTTCCAAGAGTACATCCTTGCAATGGTCTAAAGCATGAAAGGCAGTTTCCAGATTAGAAAGGGACTTCATCATCAAGTGCCATCTGTGGCTTAGGTGCGGCTGGTGTTTCCATTGACTCTGCAATCTTGCGCATGCCACCCTGTCTTACGTTAGCAGCAATGCTTTCACCGCTTGTGTAATCCTCTGCAATGCGTTCACTGATACTAACATCAATAGAACCATCCTCATTTGCAAAGACAGAGATTTGATGCCGTGTGTCCTTGCTTAGAACCACATCACCTGGTTCCTTGCCTACATAGGGCTTCCAGTTTGAGTTGCTATGGGTTGCTTTCTTGTCTGGGTCATTCGCAAAGCAGCGAATAGTTGTGATTTTTCTCAAGGCCATTAGTCTTCTCCTGTTGTTAATTTATCTTCAGCATCAAGGAACAGCTTAACAATATGCTGCGCTGCCTCTGGATTTCGTTGTTTGATTTCCTGTATTTTAGGCTTCATTGTTTCAAACAGAGTATGAACATTATTGACATGTTTCATCTGACGCAAGCGTGATTTCATGTCTTGCCACACGCCCTTGTCGTGCTTCTCGTCAAGTTGTTCACGGGTCATTTCTGTGGTTGGCTCAGACGGGGCCGGAGACTGTTGACTTGGAGGGTCTTGTTTCTCGACAGCCACCGTCTGATTCTGTTTGATATTCTCTGCCTTGCGCGGCACTGCATCCATTTCATTAGCTGATGCGTACTCACCGCCAGACAAACCAAGACTAGCTAATGCCCTGCCTATAGCAGATGTCTCTGCATTTTCCAAGGCAGAAGTTGTGTTGACATGGCCTTGCCCTCTGATTTCTTCAGCCATACCAGACCCAACAGTGATGCCATCCTTGTTTGTAACAATGGCTTTGACGACAACGCGGTGTCCATCATCCACAATAATCTTTGTGTCGATACCAAACTCTGCACCAAGCACACGCCGGAAAGCCTCGACACGATGCACCACTTGTAGATACATCTTGCCGCCCTTTTGCTTGATAGCGTGGTCTTTATAGTAATCAGCCACGACTGTCATTGCTTGTGTTAAATCAGTCATTGTCATTCACCTCCTCATTGTAGTCAGTAATCGCTTTCATAAATGACGCAAGCATAGTCTTGAGTTCATCCAAGTCTTTTTGCATGTGCGCCATGTCTCGTTCGATGCGGTTCAATCTCTCTTGCGTGAAGTCGATTGCTTGCGCATGTTCCTGTTCTACCTCAGTCATACTTACCCTTCCCTTTCGGCTTACCAACATTGAAACCCTTGTTAACTTTGACTTGGCTGTAGTTATTTTTTCTAATAACTCTGCCCATAGCGTCAGTCTTATCGTTTACCTCTGGTATTCTCAACGCTGCTTCTATCTCATCCCTAGTCGGCACTTTCATTCTACCCTCCAGGTTTGTTTAGCAATCTCAAGTATCTCAGGGCCATGCCGCTGCGCTATCTCTGCAAAGTCAGGCGCAACCATACCAAACAGAGTTTTCCAGTTGCCATTAGCAGCTTTCATAAGGTTTTGGATAGTCAGCCACCGCTGCGCTATTCTTTCATACGCTTCTTCTAATGCGTCAGGCTTCAGCATGTCGCAGTTGTCGGGTGTGCATAGGTTGTAGCCCTCGCCAGTAACAAACAGCAAGGCTGGCACTAGGCCAGTGCCTTTCCAGTATACTGCCTGCTGCGCTACCTGATTCCAGGTGGGTTCTGTCTTTGGTTTCGGTATACGCCAGGTTCTTGTGCCATCCTTCTTGGGCGGGTTGGCTACAGGCAGACTGCACTTTAGGTCAATCTGTCTTGTGTCATCAGCGTAGTCCAGAAACATAATCGTAGGTATGTCTAGCCTGTCATCTTTGAATACACGCTGGTATTCACCCACCATCTCCACGTTCTTGCCAAAGTATTCTTCTGTGCCTCTGACTGCGTGACCTATCATTTCTGGAATAGCTTCCTTGCAGGCTTCAAACACTTCCATGTCCTTGCCGTTATCCCATTTAATAGGCTTGTATTCCATGTACTCTGTCATGGCGTGTCTTACTGCCTCGCCTAGCGTCAAGCCCTCTTGCTGGCCTCTGACGGGCGAGTAATCATGCAGCCCAAAGTAATGGTCGCAGCCCTGCTGTACTATCTGCCCTGCCCTTGGCCTGGCTGACATAGGGAACTGCATCTTGTATTCTTTGCGGATGTATAGTTTAAACAGGTTTTCATAGGTTGGCTGCGTACCACCTGATGCACTGTTGTGATAGCAATTAAATTGTTTTCGATAGTCTGGGATTGTGTATTCCATTTGACCCTCCATAATTCGTGAGGGTGGTGAAGCGAACTCTGCGCCAGCGGAGCCAACCTGTCACTTACACCAACCACACTTTCTTGGGATGCCCCAACCTTGTGGGAGGAGATGCACCAAGACATTTTCAAGAGATGAAGACTGTTGCTCAGTTGCCGCTTCAACCTAAATCGCACCGAATCTGGCTTCTCTCTATCGCTGTTCTTTCCCTTCTTCAGGGAGGTGCTACAGCAACTACCCTTGTTTTAGCAACCCATTGCCAATCTGTCAACACTGTATTATGATGCGGTATGTATTTACAGGATTACATTAGAGAACAAAGACTTAGCATGCGGCGGTTTGCTTGGAAAGCTGGCTTGTCTGTCTCTGCTGTGTCTCGCATACTATCTAATCAGCGTTTCCCTACGCCAGAATCTATGCGGCGTATTTCTCTAGCAACAGATGGAAAGGTAAAAGCTAATGACTTCTACGAACAACACCACAGCCAGCGACTACGTTAACTGCCCTGACTGCGGCGGGGCTGGTGAATATGAGGTTGAGGTCGAGGTAATTGACCATGCCAATGGCGGCTTTATCAAAGGCATCATGCAAACTTGTGAGTTCTGCGATGGTGATGGTGAAGTGCATGAAGAAGACGCAGCCGAGTTTCTCATCCATGTAGAGTTTGAACAATGACCAATGGACGCAACAAAGGTGCTTCATTTGAAAGGTTTATCAGCGGTGAGATTTTCTCAGCCCTTGGTGTCGAGACAAAGAGAGACCTGGAACAATATAGGCTGGCTGGCAAGGGTGATTTGATTGGCCTTGATGGGTGGTTGATAGAGTGCAAGCGGTACGCAAACACGACAGCCAATAATATCCATAAGGATGCCTGGTGGTCACAAACATGCGCCGCTGCGTTATTGACAGGCGAACTGCCGGTTCTCATTTACAAGTTTGACCGGCAACCGATTCGCTGCGTTGTGTATCTCTCAGCTATCAACGATGCTTTCTCTAATAAGGATGATATAGCCACGATTAGCTTTGAAACTTGGTGCATGTTAGTGCGGGAATCATTTTGTTCTTGACAGGTTTTTGCTTCTTCGTATAATCCGCAGTTGCGGTGTTAAGCATAACAAGTTAAGCATCACTTGTTGTGCCAACCCAAGAACCTATTGCAAAAAAAAAGGGTGCCAAACTTGTTAAGCATAACTTGTTAAGCCTAGCACCCATTTCTCCCCTACATTTTCAAGTCTTTCATTGTTCTAAAGGTTCCGCTGTAAATTGCTTTTAGTGCGTTTGGCTTGTAGTAAAACGCGACACATTCGTTATACGAAACATTCTCTGTTACAACATTTGCTACATCCCAAACGTTTCTTTGCGTCTTCCTCCCTCGCATGACGTCAAACTTTGCTAGTTCGACAGCCTCAAGTGCCAGCTTTACAGCTACATCTTCAGTCGAAAGCATTTCTATTTCTCCTCTAGCTCTATCGTTTCCAAGGCCATTTCCAAGACCTTGGGTATGCTTGTTTCGCCTAGTTCATAGGCTTGTATTGTGCGGCGTGATAACCCTAGCTTTTCAGCAAATGCTTGCTGCGTATATCCAAGAAACTCGCGCCTTTCTCTAAGTTCTGATGGTGTCATTTCTCTACCCATCCTTTTTGTGATGCGTCTGTGATTTCAGCAATGCCCCATGAATCGAGGCTATCGCCATGCGTGGTTGTTAAAACTTGCACTTGATAAAACGCCTCAACCTTTGTTTCGCATAGCTGCCAATGGTCTTGATATGTCGTTTGGTCTGCTATGTTGGTTGTGAATTTGATTCGATGAAATACTAGCTGCATGTCTATTCCTCCAGTTCAATGTCGTGATATGTTGCATAGCCTATCAAGGCATACATGGCTTTGTCGTCAATCATGCCATCACAAACCCACATTGTCGGTTTGCCTTTCTCTGATAGTGACAGCTTGCAAACGTAATCAATGCGGCTGTCATTGTCGGTTATTATGTCCAAAACCTTACCAGTCCAATGCGCGGTGAATGGTTCTTGGCTTGTTGCGACTGCCCCGCCTACCACACTGCCGATAAAGCTACTGGTAAATGCAAAGGCACTAAGCCCATCTAAGTTTTTCATTGTTTAACCCTCTTTCTCTACTAACATTAGTGGATAGCAAAACTCTGCTAAACCCTCACGCCAATCTGATTCGGTGTAGTCTTGCCAGGTGTCGCTTCTATCCCTGTTTATTTCATGCAATATTTCGGGCAGTGTCCAAAACATTGTTTCGTTTTGTTCAGTGTCGATTATTTCGTATATTTTTTCCATTGCTTGACCCTCCATAGGTTTAATAGCGATTTAAAGGCCACTGACAGCCCTTTGGCCGTCAATGGTAGTGTTTGCCGCCTTTGTTTTATTTGCTGCGTCTTGCGCCATAAACAGCCAGCCCCATGCCAGCCATCAAAAGCCCTATCTGCAAGGCAAATGCTGCGTTGGTCATTGGGTCTTGCATGCTTGTTGCAAATAAGACCATGAACAGGCCGAGGCCGATTGTTAGCTTGTTAGCCACTATGAAACCCTCCAGTTTTGTGGGTGCATTACATAGCGGTCAAAAAATGCTTTCTCTAACCGCTTATATTTGCTTGGCCTGCCGCCTATGTACTGGTCAAGCCAGCGCCGGCCGTTCTTGTCTGTGCGTGCATAACGTGCAGCCAGCCAGGCATTGATTGACAGGTATCTATCGGCATTGATGTTGTGAGTCTTTAACATTGTGTTGCCCTCCTAATTGAGATTGATTAGCTGAATTTCACCGGCTTTGATACGGCGCTTTGTTTCCTTTGTATCAATGCCAAGAAACTGATTGCGGTATTTGCTGGTCGTGACTGAATAATCCCAGCTATCAGCATCAAGAAAAATCTTGCGTTCGCCATCTTCAAAACAGGTTTTAGCAATCACTGTCTGATATGATTGGAAATATGTTGCTTCCGACTCAAAGATGATGAATTGATTGGCAACCTTGTTGCCGTTACTGCTGGTCATGTTAGAAACTTTAGACATTGTTTAACCCTCCAAGGTTTTGTTGCGTTGTCGGCCTTCGCCGCATAGCCAGCCCCAGCAGGGCAAGCTATGAGGCGGCAGGGTTGCCCCTGCCAGCCATAGTTTATTTGCCAAAGCGAATCCGCTTGAAGTGCTTGAAGCTTTCCTCGGAATCAACGCCAAGGCTAATGGCTTTGGACAGTGCTTCATGTGCTTGCCAATCTGCGTCTGTCCAGTCATCCATATCAACATTATCAGCCATATCAGATATAGCTTGCATGGCCTCGCCAATGCGGACGCACTCACTTAGTAAATAGTCAACGCGTTCAATCTTTGCGGTGTTTGTTTTGAATGTAGTCATGACTAAGCCCCTAAAGCTGTTAAAAGCATTTGATATTTGCCGACTACATTATTATAGCCAAGCTCATCGCAGCGTTTGATTTTGGTTTTGATAACATTGATAATGCCATGCTTTGCGATGTCAGTATTTGTTGCGACTACATAAGCAAAGGGAACGCCCTTTAGTTTTACAGTCGTTACATGGCTTGACTGTTTTACTGTGATTGTTGGTTTTGTCATTGTGTAACCCTCCAAGGTTGTTGTCTTGATTGTTAGATAGCGCACTATCTGCGCCATGTCAACAGCTAAACATAAAAAAAGTTTACACATCGCAAAAAGTTTTGTTTATATATATAAGACAGGCAACCGTTGATATTGTTTGGATTTTGTTTTGGGAAGGGTTGAGTTTACATTTCACAACACAGACAAAGCACAGAGCCACCCGCGCTGCAATGCAACAGCGCCGAGCCTATCACAGAATGTTAGGTGTTGCAAATATGTCACACACTGTTGCAACAAAGCCACACTGCATT